ATATACACTAGGATAATATATGGGCCGTCCTTTATATACTAATAACGCAGCCACTTATTTGGCTTTTGGAATAACCAATACAGCAACAACAATGCAGGTATCTGCAAATGCTGGAGGATTATTTCCAAACCCAACTGGTGGAGATTATTTTTATGTTACTTTAATCAGTTTAAGCGGCCCAATCATTGAGATTGTAAAGTGTACTGCACGTAACGGTGATATTTTTACTATTGAGCGTGGACAGGAAGGTACATCTCCACTGTATTGGAATACTGGTGATAACGTACAGTTGCGTATCACCGCTGCTGGTTTAAATTATATTGTTTCAAGTAAAGATACAGTAACCATTTTTGAAGAATATCAAACAGCAACGCAAGGACAAACAATATTTACTATTAGTTCTTTTTCTTACATAGTTGGAGTAAATTCTTTATCTGTTTATGTTAACGGAAGTAAACAAATTAATAATCTAAATTATGCAGAAACATCTACATCAGTAGTTACATTTAATTTTGGATTAAATGTTGGAGATGTAGTTGAATTTGTTTTTGTAGAAAATATATATGGCTAATATGCTTTTCGCCAACAACTGTAATACTACTTTAGCTAGTAGTCTTACCAGTGGTGCAACCTCAATGTCGGTTACATCTGCAACAGGCTTTCCTTCTCCTACTGGAGTTCAATATTTTTATTGCACATTAGCTGATGCTGCTACTCAAACAACTATTGAAATTGTTAAAGTAACTGCAGTATCAGGAACTACATTTACCATTGTTCGTGGTCAAGATGGCACTTCAGGAACTGCTTTTGCTTCAGGTGCAGTAGTATCTCTTCGTTTAGTTCGTGCAAGTCTTAATGACTTTCCAAAACTAGATGAAAACAATACATTTACCAATGGTTTTTATTCTACTGGTTCTTACTCTGGTTCTTTTACAGACGGCATTGTTACAGACTATACAACTGGCACAGGTCGTTTTAGTGTAGGAACTTCTGATGGTTTTGCTTGGTATAACGGTGGTGTAGCAACAACTTCATTGATGGCTTTGTCATCTAGTGGTGTTCTTACTGGAGCTACATGGAATGGTGCAACTATAGGAACTGGAAATGGTGGAACAGGACTTACATCATTTACTTCAGGCGGTGTTTTATATGCTTCATCTACAAGTGCAATAGCTACTGGTTCTGGTTTGCAATTTAATGGTTCTACGTTTGGTGTAGGGGTGACTCCTCAAACTTGGCTTGCTGGCGGTTGGAAAGCACAACAAATTGGTACTGCAATGAGTTTTGCTGATGCTGGAAATGGTTTTAATTTCTACGGCAATAATATCTATTTAGACGCTTCAAGTGTTTATAGATATTTAGTTAGTTCTGGAGCTGGTACTTATCAGCAAGGAAATGGTACTCATACATGGAATACAGCTCCTTCTGGAACAGCAGGAGGCGTAGTTACGCTTACCGAAGCAATGCGTATTTCGATTTCAGGTGGCGTTTCAATTAGCAATACTACAGACCCAGGAGTGGGAAATTTAAGGTTTGCTGATACTTCTCATGGTATTTATTTTGGTTCTAGTTCTTTATTAAGTGATTATGAAGAAGGAACTTGGACTCCTTCTGTAACTCCACAAGGAGGTAGTTTAACAAGCTATACAGCTACAGGCTCATATAAAAAAGTAGGAAGAATTGCTTCTGTCCACGCTAAAATAGTTATTAATACGGCTGGCACATCTACAGGGCAAATGCAAATAAGTAATTTTCCTTACGCTTGTGCTACTGGATTTTATCCAACTGGTAATGCTATTGAAGTAGCTATTATTGGTGGGTATTTTAACTGTTACATTAATGCAGGCGGTGTTACAGGCGCTATTTCATCCGTTAGTTGGGGTAATGGATATACTTATAACTTGTCAATTACCTATGAAACACAATAAGGAATCAAAATGACACTTTCTGTAACTTCTACAATAGACCAAATAACAATATTGGAAAACGGAATCATTATGATTCGTACAAATAATATTATTACAGACAATTCAGATGGTACAGACGTGATTGTTAGTCAAAGTTATTTTAGGGATAGCTTGACACCAGGACAAGAGTTAAGCAATCAACCAGCTAATATTGTGGCTATTGCTAACCTTACTTGGACGCCTGAAATCATATCTGCTTATAAAGCATCTTTACAAACAATACCAAATACAGGTGTTTAAATGACTACTCTTATTCCAAAATTTGATTTTAAAAATGGCGGTACAACTCCTACAGGTGCAGTCAATAGACCAATTAATGAAAAGCTAGGTGAATTTGTTTCTGTTGCTGATTTTGGTGCAGACAATACAGGCGTTTCAGATAGTTCTACAGCATTTATTAACGCTATTGCTTCTTTACCTGCAACAGGCGGTACAGTTTATGTACCTAATGGCACTTATCTAATTAGCGCAACTATTAACATTACCAAGTCTGTTTACTTTAGCTTAGACGCCGTAACAATTAATTTTACAGTTGCGCCAGGTATTAACCATACTGACAAAGACTTATGTATTGTTGGTTCAGGTCAAACCAGTTCAATTCTTACCAGCAACGCTAATGGAAATTTAATTTATAGTGCTTCAGGTGCTGGAACTGCAAATAGTGGTTTATACAAACTTTCAATAGATAACATTCGTTTAAAAGACTTGTTGACAACGCAAACAGGTACGTTATTTGCTACTTGGTCAACTACTAGAACTGCTGGTGCTGGAATAAGAATTGTTGGAACACCTTTTAATATAAAGAATGTTTATACTTTTGGTTTTTTTGATTCTTTTTATATTACTTATAGCGTAGCTAGTACACTTGAATCTTGCTGGTGCTTTTGGTCTGCAAGACATTCGTTTAACGTGGGGCGTAATTGCACTTCCTTAACTTTTACAGGAACATATTCTTTTGCTCCACAATTAAATGGTTATAACTTAACTGATAACATAACTTATTGCACTTTTAACTCAACTGCATCTGATTCATCAGGGCAATTTGGATACTATCTTGGGCCTGGGCCTGATATTGGTTTTTCTCCATATAACATGGTTTTTAATGCTATTGGTTGTGAAGAAGCTGGTAGCCTTATTACCACAGGAGCTTCTATTGCTTTAGATGGCGTTCGTAACATTGAATTTAACGAACCATTTATTACTGGTATTTTGCAATCTTCTTTGGCTAATACTACTAGCGGTTTTGCTACATACAATAACTCAGGAAATTTAAACGCATATATTACTATTAATGGTGGTCGAATTGGTTCTGCTGCCGTTCCTTTAGGTGGTGTTGGTATTAATTTACAAGCTGGAACTTGTGCTGGAAGCATTACTATTCTTACAAACCCATCTGAAATTGCTTCTATTTCTGTTCCTGTATATGACCCAGATGGGGTTCTTTTTTACACGCAAGGCGAATTTACAAATTACGTTGCTGCCCCAAGTGGCTCTGCGGTTACTTTAAAAACATTTTCATCTGTAGTAACTGCTGGTTCTTACATGGTTACAACGTCTGTAAGTTTAGGCTCTGCTGCTGCATGGTTAACTGTTGATTTAATAACTGTGGAATCAGGTTCTGCTGCAATTACCAATTTAAAAGCTGGTACAGGATTGACAACTTCATTAACTGGAATGGCTTTTAAAGCAACGCAATCGTCTGGTTCTGCTCAAACAATTAGTTGCAAAATATTAAGGATTTCATAACTATGAGTAATTTATACATTTGGGTTATTGAGAAATTAGATTGCTTACCATCTGCTGATGGTCAAACTGATGTTGTTTCTAATATTCATTGGCGAGTGACAGCTTCTGACGGATTAACTCCTATTCCTAATGTAGCTACTGTTTATGGTGTTCAACCATTGACTTATACTGCTGGTAGCCCATTTACGGCATATGCTAACCTTACAGAATCTACTGTTCTTGGTTGGTTACAAACTGCTATGGGTTCTGAACAAGTTGCATCTATCCAAACAAACTTGGATAATCAAATAACTAATTTAGTAAACCCACCTATTGTTACTCCTCCTTTGCCTTGGAATAAATGATGAAAACATTTACATTAGAAGATAAAGAAGCAGAGTTTATTTTGCAAGTCATTGGACAGTTACCTACACAGTCAGGTGCATATCCATTGCTACAAAAGCTCCAACAGCAGTATGCTTTAATTACTGAAGAACCAAAAGCGGAATAATATGACAACCACTTACTCACAATCTAGGGACGCAGTTATTAATGGAGCACTCCGTGTATTGGGAGTAATTGGTGCAGGAGATAGCCCAACCCCACAGGACTATCAGAACTGCTCAGAAGCCTTAAATCTGTATATTAAACAACTACAGACTAAGGGTATGCCCTTATGGTTAGTAGAAGACCTCCCAGTACCTATGGTAGCAGGTCAATATACCTACACATTAGGCCCAACAGGAGATGTAGTCTGTGACCGCCCATTAAGAGTCGTTATGGCGTTCATTAGA